GATCCATTACGCTCTCGTGTTTCTACTTATGCTTGACTGGCTAATTCCAGTAAGTCTTGCAATGATGTTTTGGGAATTTCCTAAATTCATCATTCTTTTGATAACCCTGTAGTCCACCAGATTCTTTTCGTAATCAGTCAGGCACATCAGAAAGTCATTGAGGCTTACTGGGTTGAGTCTTCCACCAATTCTGGGCTTCTGGACTAAGTATCTTTTGAGAGTGCTTGCCGATATCTTATTGCTGGCGATACTCGATAACTGACGGATTGATAACTCACCATAAACATCCAGCTCGGTAATGTAATGAAACACCTCACCTTTATTTAGTGATCGCGCATTATCCCTAAGCCAGATAGCTTGACTCAGCAGAGTGTGTCTATCTTGATTGTTCACTAGGTATTGACCTCAAGGTAAATCTTTCCGGCTTCGCTTGATACTCCTAGACGGCCCTGAGACTTTAGTGCATCAACCATTTCATCGAACTCACGCTTGCGCTTGTTAGCAAATCTCTTGTAAACATCTTCGTAGCGCATACGACCGCCCTTGGCTGCAATGATAGTTTCAACTTGGTCAACTTCTCGTTGCCATTCAGAAGCTGAGATTGCCCCAGCCATGCGAACTAAGTTGCGGAACCAATCCTCTGAATAGCTAATTGCAATCAACATATGCTTTAGCTCAACTTCGTCAGACTTGTCGTACATAGCAATCAAAATTGCACACTTCCAGATCGAGAGGGCAAGTCGCTGACGGCTTGGCTCAATCGATTCCTCTTGGTCGTGACCTACTGTGTACTCACCCATCTCCCACTTGAACTTGTTGAAGCGTTCCAATGCCTCTTCGGTCAATCTAATTGGTCTAGGGAATGGTGCGCCTTTCTTCTGCCAGAACAAGTAAGCGTCGTAAAGCGAGCGCACAATGTTATCCATCTCGTCATCACGAGTGCGAACCTCGACTTCATCAGCCTGAGTGATAGCTTCGCTTTCGTAAGTCCGGTCTGGTGCATCTGCAATTACATATATGAACCGAGCCAAGAAACCTGAGCGGAAATACTCAGTTGTGAGAATGTCAGCAGTCTTGCTTGTGATTCCCATTAGGTACATCAAGAAGTTAGTCTCAGCTCGCTCAGACTGCATACCCTTGCCAACTGTAGAACCACCAGTAGAGCGCACAATAACAGGAACGTGTCCGTCATAAAGCTCTGTGAATCGCTCAGCTGCGGTTGCCATGTAAGTCTTGTTGATAAAGTCCTTGAACATACCCTGAACTTCATCTCGGTGGAATAGCGAAGTCTGCTTGTCTCTGCCGGAGAGTAGCTTGACCAAACCTTCTGCAGTCACGTCAGAACCGACATCAATCTGGTAGCCAGCAAACTTCTCATACTCACGAATAATTCTCAGCATAAGCTGGCGTGAAGTTGACTTACGGCTACGAGTTGTCTCACCAAGAATCATGAACCAAAGGTTGAGGCCCATCTTGCCATACTTAGGAACTGCGTGACCTGTGTCAGAGAAGCACGAAGACAAGATTGTAAAAGCTCCGGCAATCTGATACTGAACGGCTGCATCGGTTTTCTTCTGTGACCAATCAACATAGCGATCGACAAAAGTTCTAGTGGTTGCAACTACTGCTCGCTCATCTTCGGTCAAGAAGTCCACAGGCTTTTGAGTGCTCTTGTCAACTTCGTCTAGTGTGTATTGTGCTGTTGGCTCTGCCTTGAAAGACTGACCAGCTCGTAGAATCTCACGCCAAAGGTCTCCGTCAGCATCTAGGCGCTTAGGTCTAAGTGGCGAGTGGTACTTGTTGCACTTGGCGTGTTTAGCAATTATGAAAACTTCTTCAGGTGTGAAGTTCAGACGGAATAGTTCCATCTCAAGTTTCCAAAGCCTGCGTGACCAGTCTGCATTGATTGGTGGCTCCTCAAGGTAAAGCCCAATAACTTCTGAGTTGCCCGGCACCTTAGCGAGAATAGTCATCACATCAGCTGAAGCAGCTGGCATTGGCTCAAGGCTAACTTCTGTGATTGGTTCAATCTCGGTTGCGCCGTAAACTTGAGCGATCTCGTCAAAGGTGTAAATCTCACCAGAGGTGCTACCAATTACTGAGTGCGACTCACCTTCGTATTTGCCGTTGCGAGTTCCCGGCACACGAAGTAGCTTTGTTGGGTTCCAGCCCGATAGATCGCAACCATCTTCTCTGTGACGGTAAGCAACCTTCTTAGACATAGTTGCGATTACGTGTGGCTCGTAAGGCTTCTCAAGCATCCAGTAGCAGTGCCAGCGGTCAGGTGAAGTCTGTACTGAGATAGATGGCTTGATGAGAAACTTCTCAGGTGGGCAAGCATCTGCATCTGCGTAGATGACCGCAACTTCTTTAGCGTTCTCACGAATCCTGCGCTCCTCGTGGAACAGAATTGGCGAGAAATAAACATCTTCTTCAATAAATCTGTTTACATAATCAACCATTGAATCAAGCTGAGCAGGGTAATCAAAAAACTTTTGGACAGTAGGGTTCTTCCGCTGATCCATAGTCACTATGGTCGCAAAGCCGGTGCCGTCTCCAAACACTGACTCAAAGAATATTCTTGAATCCAATTAGTACCTTTCTTCTTCTCCGTTTCGTACCACTGTAAGAATCGAACTTACTATCACAGTGAAAGGAGAAGAAGCTGTGATAAACCGTTAGTGGCTAGTGAGCAGTTTACATGGACGTACTCAGGTCCCTTTCCGCTGAGCTTACGCCCAGGCGGAGTCAGTCGGGGTTGCGCCCATTGAGGCTAGAAGGTCAGCTCCCGACTTAGCTGATGCCTTCTCGAAACCCGAGACGTTATTATCCGCAGGGTATTCGCCCTGCGCTTCTCGGATTACTACTCTAGCAACTACTGGCTTGCCAAAAAGCTCGGTGGCTTCTGGCACGTCAAAGTTGCCCTTAACTGGATAGCCAAGTGACTCAAAGAAGCTCTGTGTCTTCCAAAAGTCTCCGGCTACGTATAGAGGGATCAGCACGAACAGACGGCGGTTTTCAAACTGCCCTTCTGAAATCTTTAGCTGAACCTTCCAACGTGGCTTTCCGGCGTTCTGACCAGACTTTACAGTCTCTGCCTGAACGTCGAAGATTGTTGTCTCATACTTGCCAGCAGGAACTGGCTCGTAGCTGTTGGTATTACTGCTTTGTGGCAGGTTTTCCGGCACTGAGATTTGCATCTTACTTTTCTCCTAGTTTCTTGATTGTGTCGATTATCTTCTTCATGCTTGGTTCATAAAGCTTAGGCGGTAAGCCGAATCGGTTTCCCGATACCAATCGATCTGATGACTGAAGGTAAAGGACTCTCCTGATACCTTCTTCACCCTTTTCAGCAGTCAGATATCCAATGATGTCTGGGATTGCTGGCAGGGTGTTTTTTGCCGAGCCCGGGAGCATAGGAAGAATCTTTATAGCTCCTGTCTGCTCGTCTTTCTCATCCTGAGCGTGAGCAATCAGGATTGTCAAGAATGGGGCAGCGTGTAACTTGCGAGTCAACTGGTTGGTCCACTCCTTCAAGTCACCCCACTTGCCAAAACGGTTGTTCTTGTTCTCTGGCTTTTCAGCAAAGAACTTCTCTGCACGGTCCATGGCAACGCCAAGTGTGTCGAGGATTACGGTCTTGTATTGGTGCTTAGTCTCGGTTAGGGACTCAACAACCTTCTCAAGTTGTTCGTGTGTGTCAACGCTGATTACATCAACATTTCTCCAGTCACGAGCAATAGCGGAAGCTCCGCCTTCGATATCGATTAGCAATACTGGACCTAGCTCTGCAACTTCACTTGCTGATGCAGCTAGCCATGTCTTGCCGTTCTTTGGATCACCGTAAATCAGGATTGACTTAGGTGCATTTAGTTGCTCTGCCTTCTTGATAAACTGCTGGAAGGGCAGTGCGGGAAGCTCTGGATTAGCCATGCTTCTCCTTTCTGTTGTGTGTTAGAGATACTATCATAATGCTGGGTCTGTCACTTTGCACTTGAAACACTCCGGGTGTCGGTCAAATTGTTCCGGACTCGGGTCTGCTTGTAAGCCTGTCCAAATGTCTTCTAGACGCTTCCAAGTGCTTGCTGCATACTCTTCTGAGTATTCAAAGGTGTAAGACCACACATCACTATCGGTTGTGCCGTCTCGGTTTATAAATACCATTGAGCAAGCGTCGATCTCGATACCTGCTCTGTTTAGTCCCCAAGCGTAAATCTGTAGCTGGGTGTAATACTTCTGAATTGTGTAAAGCACAGCTGGGTCAGCCTTCTCCTCGAAAAGAGTGCGCTGCATCTTTTTGGTCTTATCTCTCGTGCTGGTCTTCCAGTCAATTAAGTGCTTGTCTTTTACCAGAGCGAAGTCCGGCTTGCTTTTTATTTCGCCGTAGCCCGGCAGTTCGCCAAGGTGAATCTTCTTCTCGACTTCAGCACTCTCAAGCTCTGGAAGGTCAGTCAGGTCAGCCTTTTCAATTGCATCCTCTAACAAGGAGTGCATGGCAGTTCCGACTTTTGCGCCTAGCCAATACTTAGCTGGACCTTCTTGCTCGCCTAGTAGCTTCTTGGCTAAGTGGTATGAGCATGGGTCCGAAAAGTCTGATGCGCCAATCTTCTTCTGAGCGTCACGCTCGGACTGCTGTTTCAGCAGCGATAGTGCAATCTCCTGCACACGTGTGTTAGTAATCATTTTTCTCCTTTCAAGAGAAGCTTATAATCCTTCTATAAATTTGTCAAACTTGTCTCGGATAGCTTGTATGTCCTGTCTTAGAACTTCAAGTTCAATCTCAAGTAGTTCGACTCTTGTATCCCAGTCCAGCTGGTGTCTAGATAAACAATCTTCTTCTTCGCACTTGCAGCCTCCGCAGCCCATGTCCCGACACGCCGGGCAGTGATTGATCAAAATAATTTATCCTCGTTTTCAATAGCACCAAAGTCGACTCCACCCCAGATGCCATGTCTTTCGTCATTGGCAACTGCGAAGTCGTAGCAAAGCTTTAGCAAAGGGCAACCGGCGCAGAGCTGTTCACACTCATCAATGGTTAGTGCTCGATACGAATCGACATCATCTTTACCTTCTGATTCGTATCCGTCGTAGTCCACGTAGTAGAAAGGATTATCTTTGCAATTCCAAGATCGATATTCTTCTTGCGCGTCCCGAAGCTTGTTGTAAAACCCGACCGCCTGTTTCTTAATTCCGAAATAAATCGGCTCAGAGGATTCTTTGGCTGCCATCTAGTTTTCCTTATCAAATTGATCAAGCTCCCTTTCAAGCATGAATGCGGCTAAAAATACTATTACTGACATCAATCCAAAAAATCCAACAACCAATATTGCTATCAGGATTACTAGTTCAATCATTTTTCTCTCTTCTCAAAAGCCAGTCGTGCTATTTCTTCAGCAGCCAATAGAACGGCGATAGGGGCAGAAGCAGTAATAGCCACCCCAATCCAGGCCCTGTAATCGACAAGAGAGCCATCCCAATAGGAAAGAGTGTGAGAAACATTAGCAATAACAGAGATAGAAGCGAAGCCCACGAGTCCAAGAACTGTTCTCCAAACTGACTCTCCACGAGCCTTGAATACGATAAGTGCAATTGTGTATGCCAAGATTGCGGCATCAATGAATAGAGCAGGTAGCCATCTAAAATACTCTGGCAGTCCGGTCCATTCAGAAGCGTCGTACAATCCGCTGAACGACACGATGAAAGAGCTAACCATCAGCAGACCAACTAGCGATACCGCCGTTGCAAGCACAGGGACTGAATCAGGGTTGATTCTTGCCTCTTGCTGTTTTGGTAATTTTACCTCTGAGGGTTCTTGTAGCTGGTAAGTCATTTGGGTTTCCTGTCTGCCGGGGTTCTTGAGGCGCTTTGATTGTTCAAAACCAACGACCTCATTACGCTTCATCTCTTAGAATCTTTGCCATCTTCTCGACCATCTCTCTGGGCCAGCCGGTTTCAGACATTTCGTATGCCCCGACCATTTCAAGAGCTTTATCGATTATCTCAGAGTTTCGCATATTTTGCAAGTGTTCTGCGTATTCTACTGGAGAGAATGTCGGGGGGAATAGCTTGCGCTCATTCGCCCATTCTACATAGTTCTCCAAGAAATCTATTTTAGATTCGGTTGCCAATTTGATCTTCCTATCTTTAGTTTGAACTTTACAAATTCCCAAAAGTCGTCGTAGTCAATGTCATCTTTAGCTTCGGCCCTAAGCTCCTGATCGTAGTGCTTGTGGCACAGACCTCTAGCTCGGCTGGGCTTTTGGCAATTCTCCGCAGAGCAATCTGGTGCTATTGTCTTTTTGAATTGGACATAGTGGAAATTACACATACCCCTAGCGTGGGTAGGGCGCTCGCACTCATCAGAACTACAAACGCTTGTCATTTGATACTGCCTTTATCTCAGTTGCTAGCCAATCAAAAGCGCTTTTCCAAGATTGGCAATTCTCACACTCGCACTTTGTTTGTTGCTTTGTGTCTGCCAAAAATTTGAGAATCAAATCACGCTCTCTAGAGATGCCCTCATTGAAAGCTTTGATTGATGTGCTTGCGATGACATCCTGTAAATCACTCATTTGTTTCCTCCTTCGCCCGTAGGCTTCTGTTCATTTCTATTTGCTTCAGCACAAGATTAGATAGCTGACCCGAGTCGTAAGTATCCTCAGCGATAATCTCGTATGAGATAACTGCTCGCTTCTGACCTTGTCGATCAAGTCGGCCCATAGCTTGCTCGTTGAGAATGCGGTTGTCATCTTTAGATAACCACACCATCACCGAACAACGCTCCTGTAGTCCATCTGTGCCTTCTCCAATCGCTGCTATTACGGCAACAATGAATTGAATGTTTCCGGCTATGAAGTCCTCTAGGGCTTTATCCCTATCGGACTGTGAAGCCTTACCAGACCACTCAAAAGCTATGTGTCCAGCCTTGCGTAATCTGCTTGCCACTAAGCTAGCAAACTTCTGGCTGTGGGTCAACAACAACATAGGCTCATCTTCTGGATGGTCATCAATGATTGAGAACAGTTCGTCAATCTTTGTCGACTTAGCTTCTGAGTCAAAGAACACCTCACCCTCGGGACTAATGCTCGGGGTTGCCAAGGTAATCTGGCGCAGTCTTGTTCTGGTTGCTACTGGCACTTCTGCCACCAAAGGGTTTTCCCCTAGCCACACGAATAAGTCCTTCTCCATCTTTTTGTAGATACGCTTCTGCTCGGCGTTCAGTTCAACGCTTCGCTCTTTGACAACTACACTTGGCAAATCTGAGTCCATACCCTCTGGGTGAAAGTCGCAACAAGCGTCCCTCTTGAGATGACGGATGTAGCAAGGCAAGCTTCCTGTGATAGCTCCGGGGCGTTTTTCAGTAGTGATAACCTTGCCAGCCCAGTAGTCCTGAATAATCTCGCAGTAGGTATTAGCCCAAGCCCAGAACGACCGACCAGCGACCTCTGGATATATCCAGCGGATAACCGACCAGAAGCCCTCAATGCTGTTGCCAGCGATTGTGCCTGACATTCCAATACGGCGTTTAGCTTTCAAGGTATGAAGCATTTTTGCTGTATTAGATTTCCGGTTTGAAGCTCGGTGAATCTCATCAAAGACTGCTAGGTCCGGTGTGATGTTGGCCCAATGAATCTTACGGAAATACTCAGGGCTAATTAGATACCAGCCCTCAACATTGTGCTGAAGATCGATAAAGGCTTCCTCACCAGCTTTCTTGCTATTGACATACCTAACAGAAGCGTTTGGAATCTGGCGCGAGATAGTTTTCTCCCAAGCTCGCTTATGAGTTCCTTTGGGTGCGATAACCAAGTTCGCGCCAGTTCCAAGCCTCTTAGCAACTTCGATAGCAACTAGAGTCTTACCGCCACCAACTTGGGTCGCAATAACACCTGTGCCATCGTGAGTCAATAGATTCTCAATGTCCCGCTCCTGATAGGGGTATGGGACAAGCGGTGAATCTACCAACCCAAGTCCTCCCAATCAGCATCTGGGTATTTTTCCTTGATGGCTTCTCGGACTTCTTCAAAGCTGCCAAAATACTCAGCCTTTGGTCCAAAGCGACCGCCATCTACCCACACCTCATAGTCATACCTGCCGTTTGGGTTTAGACCAACCACGATATCTCTATCACCAGTTGCCTGTGAAGCTTGAAATGCTGTGTCATTACATTCGGTTTCTAACTCGTCATAGTCAAGTGCGTCTATGCCGTCATCATTATCGTCATACATAATTTTCTCCTTAGCTTAGTTTGGTAATTTGATCAAGCAGGAACTGTCCATAGCCAGCTCTGTAAAGCTGTGGCAATACAAACTGGTCGCCATCTACAGTTTCAATTTCCCGATTCTCGGTTTCGCCTATAATCGCCGTTCCAGTTATAGAGTTCTCACCGAAGTTAGTAATGCTTACTCGGTAAAGTCCAACCTCTGAATGACGCTCAACAATAATCTTTGAGCTAGGTCCAGACTCGCCTGATGACCTTAGCACCGAATCAGTTTCAGCAAGAATCTCCTGAACTGTCCGGTAGTTGCTCGTTCCGATTGCCTTACCCAATTGGGTTTTTGGCACACCTGAATCTGATGCTAGGCGTAAAGCCATATCTCGCTCTTGCTTGATTGAGCCGAGTCGATTGTTGGCTTCACGCTTTAGCTCAGCCTCGATAGTGCCCTTGGCGATTGTGTAAGCCAAGTGCTTCTCGTGGAGTGAATCAAGGGCAGACTTAGCCTGTGGTGTCAGTCGTGTCATTACTCAGCCACCTCAGCGTTCACGTGTGGAAATTCCTTGCGGAACATATCCAGCATTACGTTGTCTAGCTTGTTGCCCTCTGTGTTGATGTCAGCACCGAACCAGCGAGGGTTGTCAGTTAGTCCGTAGACTTCTGCCCCAACGTAGGTCTGCTCGTGTGTGTCCATAAACAAGGACTTGTTGCCAATCAGGATGTCAATAACATTACTGACATTGTTATCCTGACCTTCGATTTTGATTGTGTTTTTTGTCATACTTACACTTCCTTCTTTTCGCATTTATTACAATTACATTCGTGTTTTGGTTCTGATGGCGTGAAGTTTGTTCTTGTGAACTGGCTCGTGCCGTAGTCCAAGTCGTGCCCGATCGAGTCTGCCTCAATCTCCACGCTTGTGCCTGAGCGTTCGCCATTGTCCCAGTCCCTGACTTTTAGACTTCCGGTTAGCACAACCCTGTCGCCCTTGCTAATTGCTCGTGCGCCGTTGATGGCTAACTGGTTGAACAAGGTGATGGTGAACCAATTGGTTTCGCCTGTAGTCCAAGTGTCAGTTTCTTTGTTATAGGTTTGCTCGTTGGCAGCCAATCTAAAGCTTGTGATTGGCAAACCCTCTTGGGTAATCAGGTGTCGTGGTGTTGTAGCCACTAGACCCTTAGTTGAATATCTGCTCATTTGTTTTCTCCTTTACTAGTTGTGCTGGTTCGCTTACCGCCAAGGCGTGAGCCTTCTGGCAAGCGTATTTGACTGAGAAGTATCTCTCAGGAAACGCTTTCTCCTGACCAATCTCCCAGATTACGAAAGACGGCGACTTTATCTGAACAATCATTCCGTCAGCAAGCAGTTCATAAAGTTGCTTGTCTGTTGTGATGCGACCGTTCTCGGTTAGCTCCTCGGCGTTTGTGTAAAGGTTGCCAAACTTTTCTTCACGCCGGTCAATAATCAAAAGCTTGCCCATTGTGAATACGGCATACCAACCATAGTTATACATCAAGCTCATCTCGTTGGGCTTGTTTACATAAAATGCTGGGTTCTCATTCATTAGTTTCTCCTTAGTGGGAATGCGTCAGCCAAGCTGTAGTCCTGACCTAGTTCCCAATTTACGGTGCCATCCTCGTCTAGCAAAGCCCCTGCTTGCCTATAGATAGCTTCGTCAATGTCTACACAGTAGTCATCAATCTCGCCATCCTTGATTGTCGCTTCTCCGATAAAGCAAACGCCTTCCTCGTAGTAGCGGTGTTCAACCTCGACTGGATACTTCTCGGTGAACTGGGCCCAGAAGTTGATGTTCGGTGCCCAAGCTGTCTGGTAGCTCAGTAGAATCTGACCGACATCATTAGCTCGGTAAGCGTCAGAAACATCCCACTTGGTTCCCCAGTTGGCTAGGGACCAGTCATACCAGTTGTCATACTCGACTGTGGTATCGCCAGCTAGAGCGCTTGTGAACTTGTCGCTACCGCCAGATGAAGTGGTGTCCCTCAAGTGCTCTGGTAGTGGCACAAAGTCGCTCATCTGGAACCCATCCTCGTTATTGCTGATGATGTTGTCAATCTCGGCAAGGACTTCTGGTGAGCCTTTGATTACTATCTCGTTGTCGCACCAATTTGGCATTTTATTCTCCTTTTATCTGTTGTTGTGTTGTGTCTAATTGTATTGATTTGCTAGGTGGTTGTCAATCGCTCGGTCAAAGCACTCGTCGCACTTTAGGAATGAGCTCTTGGATACGTTGAATGGTCTGCCCACAATGAAGCCTCCAGCATCGAACCCTTCATACTGTTGGGTATTTTCTGGCGTGAGCATTGTGTCGCAGTCAGCGCAAATGTGGATGGTGTTCATTAGTAAATCGGTGTCCCTTCTGAATCGGTAATGAAAAAGTTCTCCTCAAGTAAAGATGGTCCCTCTGACTGAATCGAAAGCATAAGCTCCTCGACCGAGTTAGCCATTACATACTCAATAAAACTCTCAAAGCTGTAATCGTTATCGTTGTCTTTTACAATCTCTAGGAACTGCCCTAGCGTCTGCTTGGTGTCCCAAGTGATAGTGAGTTGAGCATTTAGGTTCTGCCCGACTCTCTGAAGGACCCCTTCAATAATGTCGCTGTCGTTCATTAGTCATCATCTCCATCATTATTCTCAAACTGGTCAATTATGCCAACAAAGCCTCGATCGTCGCTGTAAACGGCGGTGATGAACTTTAGTCCACAGGCGTTTTCATACCAAGACACTAGCTTTTCTGCCATCTCGGTTGGGCTTAGTTGTTCAGAAGTCAATAAGCTATCTGGGTCATTCGAGTCCCCATAGCCATAGCTTCTCATTAGCTCTACTTGCTCATCATCCATAAGAATGTAAATCTTGTGGCAAGTATCCCAAGCGATAGCTTTGGCGCTATCGGTATATTCCCGAACTAGGTCGTAGCTCGTTGCGGTGTCTATCATTATGCGTTCTCCTTCTCTGGTGATTCTAATTTGGCAACCCACCATTCGGTATTGAAGCCGATTGTTTCGTCAGCCCAGTCTTGGGCTTTCTCAAATGAATCGAACATTCCGTAATGCGTGAAGCCGTCAAATGGGCTTCCGGCTAGGACGATATACATTATGCGTTCTCCTTTTTGATTAGTTGGTAATTCCAGATTGTTGTGAGCAGAAGCAGACTGGCTACTGCCAGCAGGGCTCCGTTTCCAATTCTGGTGGCAATCGCCTGTGTGTGGTATTCGGTTGTAGTCCAGAACAGAATCTGGTTTACGGTTGCGTCGAACAGGGCTACGAACATAGCCACCGAAGCGACAATCTTTAGCTTTCTCATAATTCTCCTTTATGTTCTATTACCAGCTGGACTGATAATAGAAGTCGTAGTTGTTGAATTGCGGTGAGCGTAGGTAATTGGTAATTCTAGACTGGGTTTTCTTGAGTCCATCAAAATACCAATCGTCATACTGGGTTGAACCGAAGAAGAAGCCGTCGGTTGTGGGCAGTAGCTCGTGGGCTAGGGTTTTGTTCTCAAGAACCTTTAGGCAAATGTCTGCCAGCTCTTGTAGCTGTTCTCTGGATACCCAGTATTCCTTACAGTTATCCTCGCCACCTTGGGCGTTGCGAACGAACCAGTCGTGAATAGCATTTTGCTTGCGCCAGTAGATAACCGGAATGCTGATCGTCATATTTAGCATTTCGGAATCGAGCTGGTCTGGTGTTAGTTCGAGGGTTTCTAAAATCTCGTCAAACACTTCTGGGTTCTTTTGGTAATAGTCATTGTTGGATGTGTAGGTTTTTGCGTATAGATACATATCTAGTCCCAT